GGCGACACTTGGGGCGACACAGACATAAGCGGCGAGTCAACAGAAGTGAAAGCTATCTGCAACGCTGTGTGGTCGGACGCTGTGAAGACAGCCTATCAGGCTGCTATGGATGCCCAGAGTGTCTAAGCCCACCGTCACATCTGTACAGTCTCAGATCGACACACATGAGGCTGTCTGTGCCGAGCGATGGAAGGAAACCATCCTGCGGATCAAGCGCATCGAACATATTATGATCGGCACTGCTGGCACTACCATTGTCTTGCTTATAGGGCTAATTGTTAATGGATGATTCATGTCTTCTTGTTGTTTGTATTTGTCGGCTTGGGTGAAGAGCAACGCCTCAAGAGCAATGATATGTACTTTCGCTCTGTTGATGACTGCGTGTACTTTGCACAACGATTGCATAAACAAGGACAGAAGATCACCGCTTACTGTTTGCCAGTCATGGTAGATAAGGACACAAAGGTGTACTGATGTTAGCAGAACTTGCAGCAGCTAATGCAGCCTTTGCAGTTATTAAAACCACCATTCAGAATGGGCGTGAACTAGCTTCTGCTGGCAAAGCTCTCAGCACCTTTGTCTCTTGCAAAGAAGATCTTATGCGAGAGGGTAACAAGAAACGTGCCAGAGGTGTAGGCGGTAATGATCTTGAAGAGTTTATGGCTCTTGAGCAGATTCGTGAGAAAGAAAAGCAACTCAAAGAATTGATGATAATGTCTGGTCGTCCCGGTCTGTGGCGTGACTATGAAAGATTTTGTGAAGAAGCTAAGGATGGCAGAAGCAAGGCTAGGCAAGCTGCTGTTAAACGCCGGAAGAAAAACATTGAGACTGCTGGCAACGTAGGTGTTGGTTTTATTATTGTTCTTGGCATAGTTGGCATATTGCTGTTTGCTTTTTGGATGAGGGGTGCTTTTGCACAGGCTGCTAACGATCTGACTGTGTGCAGACTTACCAAGTGCATGAAGATTGATAAGAAAACTACAGCATGTGTGTATCGTGGCGCACATAATACTCAAGAAACTATGATGTTTTCGCCCAGAGAGTTTCGCCCAAAAGAATATCTTTGCCAGTGGGACATCGATCAGCCACCGCCACCTAATATTTATGACACCCTCAAAGCAATCAAGGATAGCCAGAAATGAGTGCTGAACAGGTTTTGCAGTGGAAGATACTGCCGCGCTTTATGATGTTTGTTATGACCATTATGTACATTCGTGTGATTGAATGGGGAATGTCATTAGATGATATTACTACACAGCAGTCCGCAATGGTGAGTGTGGTCAGCGGCGCAATGACTGGCGCTTTTGCTGTTTGGCTTGGAAGTGAGAAGCGATAATGTGGGACATGCACGACAGGACAAAGTAAATGATACAGGCTTTACTGCCCATTGTAGGTGAACTGGCTGGTGGCTGGCTGAAAGGCAAGGCTGCTGAGAAGGCTGCTAAGAGTCAGGTAAAGGTGGCTCGTGCTGAAGCTGAGGCTGAGGTAATGAAGGTCGCTGCCACGCATGAAGCTGGCTGGGAAAAGATTATGGCTGAAGCCAGCAAGGATAGCTGGAAGGATGAGGCTTGGACTATTCTGTTTATAGCTATCATTGCTATGTGCTTTATCCCGCCATTGCAGCCCTATGTTGAGCGTGGGTTCGATGCGCTGGGTCGTACACCAAGCTGGTTTCAGTGGGCGATGTATGCCTCAATAGCAGCGTCATTTGGTTTGCGCGGACTAAAAGGATTGAAGAAATGAACATCGATAAGCTAATGGAAGAGTTAAAGATTGATGAAGGTTGTAAGTATGAAATTTATAACGATCATCTTGGATACGCCACGCTCGGTGTGGGCCACCTAATTACCGAAGATGATCCAGAACACGGACAGCCTCTCGGCACCCCGATTGATGAGGATCGGGTGCGAGAGGCTTTCGAGCAGGATCTTGATAGTGTGCGGCGTGACTGCTTGCGTTTGTATGACAGCTTCACAGAGTTACCAGATGATTGTCAGTTAATAATTGCCAACATGATGTTTAACCTTGGGTATCCAAGATTATCAAAATTCAAAATGATGAAGGCTGCTGTCGAGGCTGGTGAGTGGGACGAGGCTGCAAACCAGATGGAATCTAGCCGTTGGTATCGACAGGTGCCGAACCGTGCGCAGCGTCTTGTTGATCGGATGCGACTTCTAGCTGTTCCAGCCTAATCATTTCTAATGCGGCTTGCTGGAATCTAATACCCATCTGCATCATTTCTTCTGGCGTCATGTCTTTGTGATGCAGCTTGCCTTCGACGCTAATCTTCAAGCCATCGTTTCTTGGTATTACAAGTATCATTGTTGTCTCCATAAGAAAGACGGCCAGACCGTGAGGTTGGTCTGACCGTCAGTTTGCTAGGAGTTAAGCCGGAGAACCAAAACCGACTGCCTAGAAAGGTATATCATCATCGACCTCTTGTGAAGCAACTTCTTGCTGTGGTTCTGCTTCTTGTTGTTGCTTCTGTTTCTCGCTGACTTTGAGTGACATGAACTTGCGTCCATCTTTTTCACCGCGCCAACCAGCAACGCGCCAGTCCTGATGCAAGCCGTCGAGTGGGCCTGAGTAATCTGGCGCTTTGTCATTGCCGTTCTTGTCGTTGCTAAACATAACACCGATCTTCTGGAAGACCTCTAGGCGCTTCTCGCCTGTGTTTGTTTCTGCTGTGACAATGACGATTGGCATGTCTTCACCGAATACATTCAGCTTGCCGTTAAGCAGCAACTTCTGTTCGGGCCAAGGTTTACCGGCGATGCCGGAGTTTGTGTTGTCGTATTCAGCCATTGGGTTTTGCCCCTCCGTGTGGGTTGTCGATCTTGTATTGAGTTGGTGCGCGTCCGCGAGTCTTGATAGGTAGTCCTGCTTTGCGCATGTTTTTGATGTAGGTTCTGACTGACTCTTTGGTGTATCCGAACTTAGCCATTGTATCGTCAATGGTTCTGTATCTGGTCAGCATGAACTTGGCTAGACTTTCTGGATACCAGTCTGTTTTGCGTTGTCTGCTTTCTGATACAGGCTTGTGAACTACAACTGACGGTACCTGTTTTGGAACTGTCAGCGTGTACTCTACGAGTGCCATTAATGTTGTTTGCTGATCTTCAAGCATCTTGTCGATACGCGCGAGTCGGTACTCGATCTTGTCGAGTCGTTTGTTGATTCCTAGCATTACCAAGCCTCCTCTGCTGGTGCGCTGCTCTTCTTGGCAACTTTGGTTACTTTGGGTGAGGACACGCTGGCTGCATTGCCATCGTCATCTTCTGACGGCAGACCAAAAGCTGCTTGCAAACCATAACGCTTGGCGTAGGTAATGCCGCTGCCCATCTTCTGCGGGTCGGTATTGTCTTTGGTCAGCACAGGTGTGCGACCAGTCATTGAGTCACCAGACTCGTGCATGATTGTTGTGGTTACAAAGATGTGATGCTCATCGAAATCGACAAGCTGGGTGAATGTCAGCCCAACCTTGCCAGCTTCTGCGCGGACAGTCTCAATGACTTCCTCTAGGCTGGCATATTTGGACTTGAAGAAGGGATTGGCTGCACCCTTCTTGGCTGCTGCGCCACTGTCGTGAAACTTGATTAGCGCTGTGGCTAGATTCTTAGTCGTCATAGTGGTTCTCCTTTACTGCGATACGAAGTGATCCGCGCTTGTCGCGCTTGATGGTGAGGAGATCGCAGTACACCTCTCGCTCTCCATCGCCTACCATTGCCTTGAGATCGGCTTTGGCAGATTCAAATAGTTGTGCATTTCCCTGCTGTTCGATGTAGTCATGGCACCGGCTGATGAACTCGTTGTCACCAGACGCATCACGCTTGACCATATCGTTGACAGGAATTTTGTCTGTGTTGGGCGAGGCAACATGATTGCCATACACCTCGTCAGCTTCTGCTGGCGGTGTGTCATCTACAACAAGCTGCCAGAATGTTCTGAGATGCACACGCATACGCTCGACGTAATCGTCTGCGCGTGACACCTTGGCTGCTTCCCAGCGTCGATTGCCAAACAGAACTGATAGGTAGCAAGACTTGTAGTTGCCGATCCACATATAGAACTGGATCTGTGGCATGTATTGCTTGAGTACATTGTCGAATGTGTTGTTGTCGTAGGTATGCTTGCACTCAAGGATGGCATCATCGACAAACACAACGCCGTCTAGTTGACCCCGGCAAGGCACACCATCAACATCTAGTTTGACTAC